TGCCGATATGGAGTCTGGAAAGATGTTCTATGAAAACAGAGACTTTACAATTGATTGGCCAAACCAGAACGTTGTATTCAATGCGTTTGCACCTGAAGCGGCACAGTTTGGTAACTCGTTCTTTGGTGATGCAATCTTTGGTTCAACAGGCACAGGCACAACTATTAAGATATTTGTATACGAAATAGGCGGTGGCAACCAATTACACAGAGCACAGATGCACGGTATTGATGTTACGGGTGACACCTTTAATGTACCAGTACGTGACAGTGAAATTTTTGAATCAATTATTTTTGTAAACGGTGTAGAAGATACCGGAGTAACAGAAGCGTATATTGATAATCAGACAACGGCGATAACATTATCTGCGGCACCTGCAGACACTGATTATGTATCTGTAACAATAATGGGCATCGCTGTTCCACAGTACGAAGAAAGTTACCCAGTTACACAAACATCTATCGCGCCGGCTCTGCCTGACATGAGTACTGAACTGTACGACATGTACAAAGAAAATGCAATTGTTGAAGTTGAAGGTTTACGGTTACGTCCTGCAGAAGGTACACGATATGTTGCTGATGGTGTTGAGGTTAATTACTTAATGCCTTCAACTGGTGGCATATTATTTGATACCGTTGCAGATAGTGAAGTTACTGTATACGTCAATGGTGAAGCACAGGCAATTCTTACAGACTATACAGTTAGCCCAATAGATCTATCCTCGGCATTCTTCGGTACGGCATACTTTGGTTCAGCTATATTTGCGACCGACCCAACTAATCTTCCACGGTGGATTACATTTACTCCAGGTTCAACACCAGACGAGGGCGACCTTGTTAATGTATATGTTAGAACACTTGCTGATTACTGGTGGACTGGAACAGACGTTGATTTTGTTGTTGACCCAGACGTTGGCGACTATGTTGCAATCACAACCTTCAAGGACGACAGCGAGCTAGATATGCTTACACAGGTATTTGTAGGTCCAACTGTTATTTCCGAAGAAGTGGAAGATTTATTTGATAGCATTGGGTTCGATTCTGAGGAGTTTGATTTCCAGATTGGTGTTGATAGTTCCATTAATTTATTTGAACTTAGTCGCGACACACTAGAATCTAGTATATGGGTAACATTAAACGGCGAACGCTTACACGCAGGAGTTGGATTCCAGCTTACGAGTACTCAGTTACTTCTTACAGTTCCTCTAATAGATCCAACTGATATATTAATCGTAACTAGTATTACAGATAACATTATTTCAAATGGTGTAGCATACAGATTATTTAAAGATATGCGTGATAACGTTGGCATGTACAAGATGACCGAAACATACTTAACACAAGATTTGTTAGAAACAGACGACATTATTCATGTTGCCGATGCTAGCGTACTTGGCAAACCAGAGCTTGACGTTGCAAAATTTGGTATACTAATAGTGAACGGCGAGCGTATTACTTACAGAGAACGTGACACAGTATTAAATACTGTTAGTGGTCTGCGACGTGGTACAGCTGGAACAGGAGCAACATCACATGCTACTAACGATGTAGTATATGATACAAGTGAGAAGAGTCTTGTACAATGGGACTACGATCAGATATGGTACGCACAAGGAACAATCACAGCTGATGTAATTGTAGATACTGGTACGTACACAATTTTAACAGTAGGCACAACAGACTTCACATTAATTGGTGCAAGTTCAAATACTGTTGGTGAAACATTTGTTGCAACTGGCCCAGGAACAGGAACAGGTACTGTTAACGAAGCAAGTAACGGTGTTCCGCTACAAGACCAGACAACTAGCCCTGCGGTGTTTATTAAATCATAGGGTTTTAAAGTAGATAAATAAGAGCAATTATGCAAGAAGAAGAACAGAAAAAACAACCAGACAAGAAGCCAGACGAAGTTGGACAGATATTAGTTGATGAACACATCAAGATATTTGATCCAAACACTGGTGAAGTATTCCTGGACAAAAGAGAATCTAACTAATGACTAAATTGAATGAAACAGCCATGCTGAAAATAACAGGACACATTAAAATATTTCATCCTGCAACCGACGAAGAAGATGAACTTATTCTTGAAGATAAAGACAATGCGATTCATTATGAAAACTTCAGCGAAGCATTGGCTTATGCTCTAGCAAATAAAGATCTTGGCCAAATTTACCAGATGTCATTTGGTAATGGTGGTACTAGCGTAGACCCAACAGGCGTAATTACATACTTGCCTGCAAACTCAACAGGTCAGAATGCAGACTTATATAACCAAACATATTCAAAAGTAGTTGATGATACGTCAGGTGCTAACACAGACACAGCAAGAAACAACCTAACAGTTATTCATACCACTGGTAAAGTCTATAGTGATATTTTAGTTAGTTGTTTACTTGATTACGGCGAGCCGAGCGGACAGCAAGCATTTGATAATAGCACTCAGCTTGACGGTGATTATGTATTTGATGAACTAGGATTAAAGTCTTGGTACGGTACTGCTGATAACTTGAAACTTATTACTCACGTAGTATTTCATCCAATTCAGAAAGCACTAAACAGACAAATACAAATAGATTACACAGTACGAATACAGACACTTACGAATCTGTCAACAACGTAAGTGATAAATACAGATAATAAACGGAGTCATTAATGGCCTATACAATAAACAGAACAGACGGTACACTTTTTGCTACTGTAGCAGACGGAACTATCGATACGACTAGCAGTCTTATCATGATTGGTAAGAACTATGCTGGCTATGGAGAGGCTCTTAACGAAAACTTCTTTAGATTGCTTGAAAGTCATTCAAATGCAACGGCACCAGTAACACCGCAACAAGGTCAGTTATGGTACGATTCAAGTACAGGAATAATTAAAGTCTGGAATAACACAGAATGGAAAGACTTAGGTGCTTCCATTGCAGGTGCCGCAGGCCCAACTTCGCCAATTATTGGTGACATGTGGTTTGATACTACAAACTCACAATTGAATGTTTGGAATGGTATTGCTTATGTTTTAATTGGCCCGGCGTTTTCTTCAGGAACTGGTACTACAGGTATCCTAGTTGAAACTGTATCGGACGGTGCACTAGACCACGTTATCATTAAGGTTGTAGTTAGTGATGGTGTAGTTGCTATTATCAGTAAGGACGCTACATTTACACCAGATCCGTTAATTACAAATTTCACAACTATATCACCAGGCTATAATCTAGCTGACATTGTTGACGGCAACGTGCCACAATTTGTTGGTGACGCTACCAATGCAATACAACTTAATGGTGTTGACAGTACAGGATATTTAAGTGCTATTGCTAACGATAGTACAACAGGTACAATAGACATATTAAACGATTCGGGATTAACAGTAGGTGTCGGCGCAGTACCTGGTACAGACGGTCAGTTAACAATTAGTATTGACCCTAGTGAAGATGTAATAATTCAAAACGTAGGTGCTAATCATGATTTACTTCTAGGTGTTAGTGTAGCTGGCTCCCCAACTACAGCCATTACAATTAATGGCGTAACTGGTAAAGCTGAAGTCGGTCTACCTGGCAATGGTGTTGAGATTGCAAATCAAGACTATGTTGATTCAGTAACAACCGGCGCATACATTAAGAGTACATACGAAGGTGAACTAGATACTAATGCATTTGATGATGCGGCAGTTACTAAGTTAGCTGGTGTTGAGACGGGCGCGACAAATAACGAGACATATACAACCGAAGCCGGCAACTTAGCTATTATTGATCTTGATGCAAATCAGACGCTTGCGTCAACTTTGACTGGCAACGTTTCACTAACAACATCAAACAGAGCCGCTGGATTAAAAGTTGATGTATTTTATGATGCTAGTGTTGCTGACAGAACTGTAACATTGAATGCATTTTGGCATTCATACGGCGTAGCATCGCCAATCATTATTCCAACAGGTAAACGTCTTGTATTGACGTTAACATGTTTGGGTACAGCCGAAACGGATGTTCACGTAGCCGCAGTGTTGGAGAATTAAATGAGAATGGGATGGATTGGCGCCGCAGGTAGTCTTAGTACAATAATCGAAATAGATACAGTTACAGAGCAACTCGACTTAGATGTGTTATTGGCTGGCGTGACGCAACCGACTGAGGTAGTAATAATTAATAATTCTACTATTGGAAGTTTAACTCCAACAGAACCGGCGGTTCTGTTTCAAGCCCAGCATGTAGATACAACGATTAAACTAATTAATAATGGTACGATTATAGGCCGCGGCGGATATGGCGGAACTGGCGCGAATGTATATTGTAATTCGTCTGGCTGTGGTGCAGGCTTTTCTGGTGGCATAGGCGGAGACGCAATAGAAACATTTCATCCGGTAGTCGAGATTGAAAATAATGGTATGATTGGTGGCGGCGGCGGTGGCGGTAATCAAGGCGGCGGCTCTACAGACGGTGCGGGAACATACGGCGACGATGGATTTGCTGGAGGTGGCGGTGGTTCTGGTGCTGGTTATGGCTCGCGGTCAGGCGCTCCGGGCGGCGTCGCGTATTTGTGTACGAATAGCAATTTTAATGGCACATCAGGCGGCACAGGAACACCAAGTGGTGGTGGCGCTGGCGGTCTTGGATGTGGCGGTGGCGCAGATGGCGGCAACGGCGGCACATCTAGCGTTGCGGCAACAAATGGTCAATCTGCATTTTTATGTGGTGGTGGCGGTGGTGGCGGCTGGTTGGGCGCAGAAGGCGGCCGCGGAGGTTTACCATCTATCGCAAGTGGATATATCTGCAAAACAACTTATGTTGCTCCGGCATTAGCAGGCGGCAAGGCCGTTGAAACAAACGGCAACACTATAATTTGGCTTGCTACCGGAACCAGATACGGAAGTTTCGCATAACTAATAACGGAGTTTAAATGTCTTATACAATTAATTTAACAAATGGTGCTATCTTTGCAACCATCCCCGACGGTACCAGAGATACGTCTAGTAGCCTGGTAATCATTGGCAAGAACTATGAAGGGTATGGTGAGTTCATTGGCGAGAATTTCCTCCATACGCTTGAGAATCATGCAAACACATCACCTCCATCTAATCCGTTAGTTGGGCAACTATGGTATGACTTAAACGAATCCAATATTAAAGTGTATAACGGCACGCTATTTAAAACATTGGGCGCGACTGTAACACAATTGGATGAACCACCATTACTCACATCTGTAACAGGCGACATCTGGTACGATACAACTACACAACAGGTAAAAGTATATAACGGCTCCGCATATGAATTAGTTGGTCCGCTTTATACAGTAATAACTGGTAAAACAGGTCCGCTTGTAGAGACGTTAATAGACACAGGCGCAAACGAACATGTTGCTACTATTAATTATGTCGAAGGAGAGGTCGTATCGATATCGCACAAGGATACGGCATTTGCATTGCAGACTCCAATTACGGGTTTTGCAGGAATAATTTATCCAGGCACACAACTTTCAACCAACGTGGCAGGCGAAACACCGCAATTCACAGGTACTGCTACGAATGCAGAATTACTTGATAACGTTGATAGTACTGGATACCTAAGTGCTCTTAATGATGATACTACCGCAGGTACACTTGGTGTACTAAATGATGGCGGCTTGTTAGTTGGTGCAGATGGTGATTTGGCAATTACTGTCACTGGCGCAGACGCATTCATTACTAATAGCACAACTGGTGGCAGGTTAGTTATTCAAGCTACATCATCCACTGGTACAAAAGATGTTATAACAATAGCA